GGTGGCGGAAGCGGTGGCGGTGGGGAGTTAGTTGCGAACTAACTTTAACGGGCGTGCATGAAGTTAGTTAGTTAAGTGTGTGCGCCTTGTGAGAGATGTTTAGTTAATTAGTTATGTGGGAAATTGCGCCCGAAGTATTTTTTTTCCAGTAATAACTAAATAGAGAGAGATATATATAAGAGATAGATAGATACATGTTCCATGTTCATCAGTAGTTAATAGTTATGTGATGCCAAGAGATACTAATTGCTACATGGAACATGTGGCTATGTAGTGATGCGTATGCGTTTGATCAACTGGCTATTACAAGGAGATAAGGCACTAATGATGTATTGATCTGATAACAACTCGGAGAGTTGGCTAATAGGCTGGTGGTATCCGTATTAACAAACTGTTGCCGTAGTCAGTAGCCGAACGCTAGTTAGTTATGCCGTCATCAAATAGTCATCAAGCCATGTGGAACACATAGTTATTGAGCGCATGTTAACAAGATCGCACCTGATTAATAGTCAGGGGAGATTGTTAACACTAATAAATTGCCAAGACCCCCCCACCATTAAACGCCAGCGCACAGGGGACCCCCCAGGTCGGAGACATGGTTGAAGGTGTAGCAGGATGGCAGTAGCCGTAGACTGGGGCTATGGAACAGCAGTCACACCTATTTGATGAGATAAAGGCTAGTACACGCCTGCAGATGGCCAAGGAGATACTTAAGGGTATTAAAGGTCTAAATTTATCGGCCCCTACCATTGACCAGATAACCCAGATAGTTAAGGATGCCCAAGAGGGCGTTTAATAATTTAATGTCCCTCGTCAATGACCCACGCTACGTGGTCCACGTTGTTCTTAATCTTCTTTACACTTCTATAATCATGTAGAGATAAGAGAGCCTTACTTAGAGCCTCATCCGATGTCCTTGCCTTTCCTCTACGAGTTATGTGAGGCTGCTGGATTTCTGGCCTGTCAGGATACTCGTGCCAACAATCTGTGCGAATTGTCCAATGCCACACCCCACCACCCCTCTTATTGGCTGAAATTGTAAATTGCCCATTCATAGAGTAAGCATACCTCCCCTATTCAATAATTTTTTCTCAGTACTAACCAAAGCAGTAGCCAAGAGGGTATAGGGTGTACCTCATGCGCCTATTTGGATTAGAAATAAAGAGAGCCTCTCAAAAGAGAGAGATGATCATGGTCACCTGTCCCAGGTGTTCCATGAAGTTCTTTATAACTCGTCAACATCTGCGGGTGCATAACTACTGTCCAACATGTAAATAGGAGAATCAAATGATCTTAATAACTGACTTCTTAGCATTGACCTGCGTGAGCGTCGTAGCGATATATGTGTTGTGGGTATCCCGCAAGGTTGGTAATCCCGTATATCTAGTAATGAAGATCTTGTCGGTGATGATTGCCTTACTCTGGATTGTTGCGGCATTTTTATACTCTTCTCAGCAATAACTAGATATGCCATATAAGGACAGGAAGTCCGATAAGGCTAAGGCGAGTAGTAGGAAGAGCGGTAAGAAGTACTACCTTAAAAATAGGGGCGCCCAGTTAATCCGTAATAAGACCAAGAAGGATCAGATACGTGATTACATCCGTAAGTATAAAGAACATAGAGGATGTATGGATTGCGGCGTTAAATATCCTTACTATGTCTTAGACCTAGATCATCGAGATCCAAGTGATAAGAAGTTCACCCCAGCAGCACTACACAAGACAGGCAGTTGGGATAAGATGATTAAAGAGGTTAGGAAGTGCGATGTCGTATGTTCTAACTGTCATAGGCAGAGGACCCACGAGAGAGGGCACTACACCCATAAGAATGAGGAGATGATATGAACGGCATCCTATGGTTTTTATTTGGCTTATTTGTTGGGTTGGCATGTGATTATCTCTTAGTGAAGATCATGCTTAAATCTATTAAAGATCGCATATCAATACTAGAAAATAAAGAGCGCCCTTAAAAATTTCTAAATAGGGGCATAAGACAGTAGCCTTAATGTCACAATACATTCATGGCCAGATATGCAGAATTCCAAGACTCAGCAGGAAGACACTACGTTGAGCACGATATGCCAGAAGAGACGGCGTACAAGCATCCAATCCGTTCTTACGGTGATGCACGTCGTCTTTCTGTATATGATCCAAAAGATTCAACGCCAAGAACAGTTGATCCAAAGGGTGGCGGAGTTAGAGAGAATCCAAAGGGTGAACCAGGATTAGTTGGTTACTCAGACTTCTATCGTGAACCTGTTCGTGAATCTGGTTTAACATTTGTAACTAAAGATCAGCACGGCAATGAGACACGAGAAAAGCCAAAGCCAATTGCTGATACCAATATTGGCTACATGCGTGTACATGATAAGTATAAAGGTGGCGGAATTGGGCGCCAGATGTTTGACTACATGCACAAGACAACTCCTGAAGGATCTCTCCTGAATGTAGGCAAGGCGGCCTCTGATGCCACGCTACATATGTCTAAGAAGTTAAGTACAGAAAAACCTGGATCAGTAAAGTTTAAGTTGTTCTAATGAACAACAATCTATCTAAACAGCAGTTTGGCCCCATGTACCATGGAACCAAAGCGGTAATCAAAGATCACATAATCAGACCTGGTACAGGTGGCTTAGCATATGCAACTAGCGATCCAGGCTCTGCTGAATTATTTGGCAAGACTAAAATGCCATCTGGTGAAATCGGAGAGAACAAGGTCTATAGAGTCATGCCACTAGCAGAGGATGTATCTACTGCAAAAGGTAAATTCAAGGATGAAACTCATTACTCTTCTTCTACTGGGTTCCTTATTATGGGAGAACACAAATGAGCGCCCAAAATTTATCTACTCAGCAATTTGGCGTTAAGGTAATGCCAAAAGAAATGTATGTAAATGTAGCAATGCAGATGACACCTCCATCAGAGGCATCCAATACAGCAAGTAGTACCAAAGCATGAGCGCCAAATATTCACGTAGCGAACCATTTAACAAGATGCAGATTAAAGACGGCTGGATAGTCATTATGCGAAAAGATGGATCTATCAAATCACGCATTGAGCCATACCGACCAAAGGTTAAAAAATAATGTATGAGTATCGTGTCAAGAAAGTTAACAAGATAGTTGACGGAGATACTATCGATGTTGATATTGATTTAGGCTTTGCCGTCTCATTTACACAACGGGTTCGTCTTGCAGGTATTGACACACCTGAGAGTCGTACTACCGATCTGAAGGAAAAAGCCCTCGGCTTGGAAGTAAAGGAGAAACTTAAAAAAGAAATAGCGGCGGCGAAAGACATTGTCATTAAGACAGAGAAGCCAGACTCATCAGAGAAGTACGGAAGAATCCTAGGTTGGCTATTCTTAGACGGTGCAGATGTGTCGCTTAATCAGAAACTAATCAATGAAGGTTATGCTTGGACATATGGTGGCGGCACGAAGATTAAAGATTTTGATGAATTAATAGCAAAGAGACAGGTGAACCCATGACGACTATGTGTGAGCATGTCTACAAGAGTATGGGCGTAACGCTGTGCCCTAAGTGCGGCCTCGACACTAACGACACTAACTGGGATAAGCAAAATAACTTAATGAAGCAATGGCATATAGATAATCCTGATGCTAAGTATGCGGGATGGATGTCTATATGAGTAATAAGAAGTGGATCCCACATCCAACAGATAAGTGGCAAGTTGACTGGCACTCCCTTAAGTATCATAAGCATGCCATGACTTTTGAAGAGTCTAATGCATTTATGTCTACACCCAATGAAGATGGCTCACATAAGACTCGCCTTGATTTTCACAAACACTTACATGATCAAGAACAATTTGGCATTGGTGAACCTCATGATCACTTTACTCCCAAGGATAAGAAATGAAGAAGAAGGCTTTTTCAAAGAGTGGTTACTCTAGATCTTCTTACGGAAAAAAGTCCGTCCAGGAAAGGTTTAAAGTTAAAGATGTAAATGAAGAAGGCGGTGCTGATTATATTTCTGCATGGGTAAACAACAATTTAAATAAAACACAGATGGCGAGTGTTGAAGGAATTAAAGATTTAATGCAAGGACCAAAGTTAGGTTACAACGTAAGAAAGCCTAAGAGATCTGAGCCAAGGGAAGAAGATGAATAATCTATCTCCTAAACAATTTCATACTCTGTATCGTGGTTTAAGTTTTACTACCGATGTAAAAAAACCCCTCGGCATGCATTGGACAGAGGATCCAGAGAGAGCCGTCGGCTTTGCAAGAAATCCTATTCGGCGTGGACCTGGTGTTGTAATTGAAGGACAGGTGGCTAAAAAGAGTCGTGAAACTCGTCCTGATGTATTAAAGAAGAACCAAGTCTACGATGAGTATTGGGAGAATGAAGTTCCTGTTAAGAAGGGCAGCACCGTGCACGTAACTGCTGTTACTAAGTTAAGTGACAAGAGAGATCGCACACGCACATACACTCCACCAAGGAAGTGGAAAGCATAATGGCTGCTCAAGATAACTTATCTAAACAACAATGGAATCAGTCAGAATTAACTTTTCAAGTACATCGTGGTGTAACTCGTAAATTTAAAAAGGATGCACCTCTTGGAATGCATTGGTCAGCAGATCCTCAAGTAGCAAGAAGGTTTGCTGGATCTTTTGGCACCGTCATGCATGCCGAAGTTCCTATTAGTGCTGTAGAGACAGATAGTAAGAGATTGAGTCGTGCTCAAGTTGATTCAAGAGATAGAGAGATGAAGCGTCCAGAAAAAGAAGTTCCAGTTAAACCTGGTGCAAAAGTAAAGGTTACTGGTATCTCTGGACCTGAAGCAGATCCTGTTACAGGCAATTGGAATGGATTAAGAAGAAATGAATCTCCAACATTCTCCTCTTGGGTAGCAAGTAAGGACAGCAAACGTCCTGCAAGAAAACGTACATATAAAAATCCTAAAGAGATGCAAGCATAATGTTAAATCAAAGACAATTTAATATGCCTGTTCCTGAGAATGTTCAGATAAGAAAAGCAGGCGGTAAAGGTCATCTTGAGGGCGATAAGAGTGAGAGTGCTACTGGCATGGTTAGAACTGAGCGATTAATTCCTTTGATGGAACATAGACGTCTAGGTACTGATGCACAGCCTTCTAGTTCTAAAGTTATTGCTGGAATTAGAGGAGACATTAAGAGCGGCAAAGGTATTAATAATCCAATCATGGTTGCATATGATCACGCTAATAAGTGGGGCGTTGTTGGTGAGGGTCATCATAGATTAGAGGCTGCAATGGCAGAAGGCGTCTCTCATGTACCTGTGACAGTTTATCGTCAGCCAGGACTAAGTGAAAGAAAAGAAAACTTTAAAGGTGGTCATCTAGCAATGACAACTAACTTTACTGATAAAGGAAGTTACGATGAGAAGATGGGCAAAGAGTATGTGCCTACTAATATTCACCCTGGACACTTTAAGCAGTTTCAATGAACAACTACGATCACCAGATAGTTACTAATGTTAGAGAGCATCTAACTGATGACCTACGTAGTGCAAAGTTTCGTGGACACGAGTGCAAGACCGCTGGCCACTGCTACGTCGCCAGTGAGGCGGTCTATCACGCACTAGGTGGTAAATCTGCTGGCTATACTCCGATGCAGATTAAACATGAAGGAACTAGTCACTGGTTCTTAAAGCATTCATCAGGCAAGATACTTGATGCAACTTCGGATCAATTTGCAACCGCAGTTCCTTATGAGAAAGCCAAGGGAAGGGACTTCCTCACTAAGGAGCCGTCTAGACGTGCAAAGACATTAATGAGTCGTCTGGAATCGAATCCCTAAACTCCTCTACTGGAACTCTCCAACAATTTCCTGACTTCTCTTGAGACCACCACTCATCTCTCTGACACTCTGCTACTGGTAGCCAGCCATATATCTCTACTGAAGAAAAATACTCTAGATCGTGAATTCTTGTGCCAACAATTATGGCGTTCTTATTCACATCCTTGCTCCATACAGGTATTGCATCCTTTGTTCTGACGCAACGCACCTCTAAGTTATTTCCAACATCGGGGTGGTTAATTCGGTTCTTATGCTCCTCATTTGTATACCAAGGAACGTTCCAGGGCATTTTATAAAGTTTAGCCACCGCATACTCTGCGACATTTGCTCTAATATTTGCATTTAGTTCAAACTCAAGCCAACCCTGACGTTTGCCCTCTGCATAGTTTGGGCGGTCTATACTGCCCCATTTTAATAGCCAGCGCTCCATGCCCAATTGAGCACAGATTCTAATTTCATCTTTTGTTAGTTCTACTATTTTTGCCATGTGCCAAACCTATCACACTGCAACAATAGCCTTATACGAAAGGAGCCAGATGGCAGACAAAGGCACAGCAGCAGCAATTATTGAGGTTGCAGAAAAAGAAGTTGGCACTATTGAAGGTCCAAAAGATAACCAGACTAAGTACGGTAAGTTTACCAAGGCTGATTTCCTACCATGGTGTGGGTCTTTTGTTATGTGGTGTGCTAATCAGGCAGGTGTAAAGGTTCCTAATACAGTTTCAACTGTGGCAGGTGCAACAGCATTTAGAAAGATGGGCACCTGGGTAGATGCAAAAGATGCCTCTCCAAAACCAG